AACACACCCCGTTTTAATTGCAATAATCATCGATGACCTATCCATTCCAGGGGCTTCTGTTTCGGGTATTCAATCCGTAATAGATTCCCGTGCTTGTCGTAAACGTAACAAGGCCAAATCCTTGTGTATTCAACAGCGACATACCTTGGGTCCTTACTTCTTTTCTTGTAACTACTGGGCTGGTGTTCATCAAGAGGTGAACCAAAGCATCCCGATCCATCCCAGAAACTTTTGTACTCGCGCTTCTTTATTTTTTTCTGGTTGCTCACTCATTGATAACCATTATCTGTTGCTCATGTTTATTCAGTAGGCTTTGAACCCTGATAACCCAGACTCTCAGGTCTTCAAGGTGTGCGCCTTCGATGCAGTAGTACATTGACTCCACTGCCTTCGGGTTGTCATCGCAACGCAGGAAAACTTCATGCGGTTCAGTTATTGCCCTTGGTAGTGTTGGCCTTGCATATACTTGATAAGGCCCTTCACTGCTTGTCACGCAACCAGGGTGCGCCAACAGGATTATCACCAGCACTGCGTACCTGACGCTCTGCATCAATATCTTCTTCGCGTGCATACTCGTTCACGTTCCCTATCTTTTTTAGCGTTGACTTGACATGGTCTAACTCGTTCGACTTCTTCCCCGAACGATAGGACCAGACCATTGCGAATCCTGCTATGAATGAAAATGAAAAGACTATGAGCAGTGTTAGTGTCATCGACTATTGATTCTTATTTTTTAAGACATTCATGGAAAGGAAGTTAAGGCCCATGTTGACCTTTGCAAGAATTGGGTTGCCTTGCATAAACTTGTCGGAAAGAAACATGGTGATTGAATTAGCCGTGATAACAATGAAGGAGATTGTTGAAAACCAGGGCTGGCTTGATGCCATTGCAAATATCGCGTCCATATTTATTCCTTTTATATTAGGTGTAAAGCCAGCAAACTCCCGCCGATTTAGTAGGATCAACATCAACGTGAATAAAACTTTTAGCAATGCCGACCCGATCAAATACTTGGGACACTGCCGCTATTAAACTCATCCTGTAAGCCGAACTGTCGCATCTGATGTCCGCTGCATAACCTGTTAAGTGAGAAGACTTTGCGCTGCCTCCTACAGATTTGTTGTGTTCCACGCATCGGACCCCACTATTTATAGTGATCGACTTACCTAACAAGTCCCGAACCTCTTGGATTCGTCTTGCTAAATCGTCTTTGATATAGTCCTTGCCGCAGCAGGAGCAGGCGTATTCAGACCGCATAAAATTTTCTGTAATTTGTTCGCTCATACCTAATCGATATAATATTATTCGGAATGTTTCAACCGACTTTGTCAGTCGCAAAGCATAGCTACGCCTTATGCGTTGTTTTCTACCGAATTAAAGCCTGCCTTTTTTTTGCTTTTCTTTGCACCGCAAGGACTGCGATGCTTCTTAGGTGTCAATCTATTTAGGTGTGTGTGTTAAAGAGGAGGTTTTTAAACAGAAGTTTTAATCATTTCCCCCTATTCTTGGAAACTTTGCTGACATTTAATCGCTCAACTGGTTTACTCCAATATGGACTTGTGCATTTAGGACAGACCTTCGGCGGTTTTGTGGATCGCGGAATCCACTCATGCTCACACCGAAGGCACTTCAATGTTGTTAGTTTAATTTTCATCTAAGTATCCACCAATTAATTCTTCGGCATATTCCCAAGGGTTGCCAACACTCCAAAGTTCTTGATGGCGTTTTGTTATTAAATCTATAGTGGTTTGATCTGTATTTTTTTCCCATATAATATTGCTCACATCATCGTCTAAATGGAACATTAATTTGTTTTTAATTAAGGTGTCTAAAAATGCGATACCATCATCATGGGATTCAATGGTGTAGTGTAATTCTTTTAATGGGTTTTCCTCCCACTCTTCACCGCCCCAACCCTCTTGCATAGCAAACTTAAATAATTTAGCCTCCAACACTTCAATATTTTTATCCTCCCACTCTAGGTTGCATATACATAGATAAAATATCTCACCTCTTGACTCAATGAATAGATTCTCATACGCATAAGGTGAATGATTTTTCCCCGACAGATATATAAATCCTTGTGTCGTTTCGTCATCTTGATCTTTTAAATCTTTTATAATTTTTTTTGACTCTTGGAATTGTTTGAATGTCATTTCGTTTCCCCTTGCTTGAGTTGTGTTCTTGATTTCCATGTTCTTAATATATACCTATAGATATATATATGCAAGGGCAAAGTGAAATTAATTTGTAGGCGAGGCAATTTATAGATAGTGATAAAGGGGCTGTGGTGCGCTTCTCTGCTGGTTTCTTTTACATACTACCCAAGAGCCATATCAATGAGCATTAAGGCTTCTAACGGGCATACAGTCGTTCTACAGGCTTGTGTCATCCATCCTGCTCTTCTTGTACTCTGCCCAATGTCTTAATCGCCAGTTTAATTCTCCCAAGCAATAACCTTTCGCATCAGCAAAGGAACTCTCACTCGCCTGCTCGATCTCCATCCCCGTTGGTAAGTGAGTCAAAGTAACGTGATAAAGGTATGGGCGATTTCTTGCTTTCTCCCAACTTAAATCCGCATCAACTACTCCAACGCTCGACTTTAATCTCAGCCGTCTTTCTAATGATTTGTTCATGTCAGGAAAAGCCCCTCAAAATGAGCCGTCATATTCTTGACACCGCCTGTATCTAATTGATTTTATAGCTTGTTACAGGATCAGCCAGACCAAAGTTGTCGGCCTCTCACGCCGGAAACAGGGGTTCGATTCCCCTTGGGGCTATTTAAAATCAACGACTTACAGGGGTGTCAAAAATACCCTCGGCCAAAAAGTACTACTTAAATGCTTGCATAACTGCTTCCTGAAGTTTTTCTCTCTTCACTCGCGCATAGACCAACGTGCTTCTGAAGTCAGAATGGCCCAGTAAATCTCTTACCGTTTCCAGACCCACTCCATTGTTGATTGCGTGACAGGCAAACCAGTGCCGGAAAGAATGGAAACTGTGTTCTCGTAGGCCAGCCCGATTAAAAGCTCTCCCAACCTGAACACCTACATTCTTAGCATTGAGGTCAAACAAGGAATCATTCCCTCCAACAGGCCAAACCTTGATCGACTTTAAAACCTTTTTCAGCTTTCCGCTAATTGGACACTGTAAAGGCTTCTTTGTCTTAGACTGCTTTACGTTTACCCAATTGCCAGCAAAGTCAATTTCGGATCGCTTTAACTCAAGGACATTCTTCAACCTCAATCCTGAATATGCGGAAATTAGACAAGGCACTCTATATTCTGGCATTACATAATTGTGGATAACATTCAGAATTTGGCTCTCCTCCAATATCTGATCCGCAGACCATTGTTTCCCTCTGTTCTTGTACTTCACCTTCGGCAATATAAAAGTAGGCTCATGCTGTTGCATGATTCGTTCAAAACATTTCAGAATCTTCTTTGCAGAAGAAACTGGCTTGTCTATGTGAGAATTAATAAAATCATCAATATTGACCTGCGCCACTGTCAGTTTCCCAATCGCCGGGAGAATATGGCAACGGATCGCTGACCGTTCTCTCTCACTTGCCGTTGGCCTGTACCTTTTAATGAGCGTAAGGATTTTTACGTTCTTGCGAACACTCCTCTGCTCAAGTTCACTCCTCAAACCCTCCAATAAAGTTTTTAACTTCCTGGACATTATCTTGCTCTCCCCACTTAAAAGCTGGTCGAGCCGTCCTGTAACAGTTTCGGAGTCTACCACATTAATGCTAGCCGTCACTTTTCATGCCTTTATTGCAACCTTCTGCAATTGAGATATAGTTCCTGGCATCGCAATAGTTATCTTCAACCGTTGGGTTCCAGGTAGATCGTAAAACTTTCAGCAAAACCATTTTCATAGCAGATAGATGCGCTTCGTTAATGTACTCCTGCCCACTTGCTTCAGCGTATCGGTCAAGCAGTCGCGCCATCTCTCCGAAAGTTCCAAAGAATAGCTCTGGTGGTCCGTACTTATCCTGCCTGTCTTCTAAGATTTCTTTGTCAGTCATGTATAACTCCAATCTCCAAATATTTTATGAGTTGCTTCCCTCAATTTCCATTATTGCCCTGCCTATTTGCTCCACAATCTGTGGAATAACTGAATTGCCTAGCTGCTTAAGTCTGTCCACCCTTCGGGGAATCCCATTAGCCACTCGACCCACGATGGGTTCAACTGCCCAATGTCCTCCGGCCCTGACTTCACTATCGTGTTTAAGGGCAAGCTGTTCCGGTGGAATTGTGACGGCCCCCCATCGTTCTCTCCATCCTGAACTGTCGGAGTGGGCCACAATCCAGAGCCTGTCCCTTCGGTGTGGGGCGTTGAGGGAGCAAGCTGGAATAATAAGCGTTTGGACTTCGTAACCTTTTTCTTCCAACGCAAGACACAAACGCTCGAATGCCATTCCTTCGTCAAGAGCAAGGAGGCCACTAACATTTTCAAGGATGCACCACCGGGGATGAAACTCTGATATGACTCGTAGAGCCTCAGGCCAGAGCCAACGATCATCTCCCTCTCCTCTTTGCTTCCCAGCTGCGGACGCTGGCTGACATGGAACGCCTGCTGTAATGACATCGACTCTAAACTCCTCCGTGTGGGCAGAACCCATTGTGTGATTTTGCGTTATTGCAGTTGTAGCAGAGGATTTGATAGTCTGACGGGAATCCCCGCTTGATAACAAGTTTCCAAGTTTGTGATTTATATTCTCTTCGCTCTGCGTTCCCGTTATTGTGTTTATGATCGATGCAGAGGAATTCTTGCTGGGTTTCTCCGCAGCAGACGCACTTCGACCCGTAGTGTTTAAAGATTTCTTCTTTCTTTTTTCTACACCAAGCCCTGTCTTTTTCGTTTCGGGAATCTTTGTTTTTAGCTCTATATTCCCTTTGTTGCTTTGTGTTGCATGGCTGGCAGTACGCTTGGACTCCTCCCCCACCTCTAATTCTCGTTTCCTTGCATCTTGGACAAATTTTATCCATGTCAATTCCCTCACATCGTCAAAGATTGGAATACTAGGCCAGTGCTTTTTAAGTACCAATTGCGCTTTTTTGTCGTACTCGCAAAAGGCAACCGTTTCCATTCCGGCTCGTTCAAGCCCAAGGCTAAAACCTCCAATGCCTGAAAAAAGATCGAGAACTTTCACGCAAAAACCCTAGTCATTTAAACAGCCTTTCCATTTGTCCCACCGCAGTCCCGTCCTTTATCTGTTGCCCGGTGAACTGCAAAACCCTAATCCCTAATTCTTGTGCTGCGTTCAGCTTTTCGTAATCCTTCCACATCGTCAGTGCGTTTCTGTTATGCCCACCACGCACCCATCCCCCGCCTTGTATCTCCACCGCCCAACCTGTCTCCCAGTAGAAATCCAGCCTCCACTTGCGGTCAGGGTGGAAACGATACTCGCGGATCGGAGTTGGTAAGCCGAAAGCCTTGAGTTGAAATGCGAATGATTCTTCTAATTGACTCATAAAATAAACCCTTGTCTTGCGATGCCACGCCGAGCCATGCCGTGCCACGCCACGCCTAGCCACGATTAAATATATGTAAACTCTTCCTCTAGTGATCTGTAAAGATAAACCCTTGTCTTGCGATGCCGCGCCCCGCCTGGCCAAGCCGCGCCGTGCCAAGATTCAAATAGACGTAAATGATTTAATAGTTTCTGACAACTCCAAACGTGATTGAGTTTTCTGGACTAACATTTTCACCTTCTCCACCTTGTCAGCAGACCCAATGGTTTTAACCACGTTCATAATCGACAGTGTTGCGTTATGCCGGACCTTCTCGTCATTGCTTAGTTTTTCATAATCAACAGATATCAGGCTCGACATACAACGCTTTGCCTTTCGCGCCATCAAGGGAATCACCCTGCCACTTCTCCGAACCTTGTCAGCATCGGTCATGCACTTAATTCCAACATTCGGAACCGACTCGAATTCAATCCCCTTATCTCTTGCAATAATCCTTCTCGCCGAATGGAGAAATGAATTTTTCTCTCCCCCAGGTGAGCAGTCTCCCATCGCTACCACTGATAGGTCCTGATAAGTAACTTCGTCTTCAGGAGACATTTTCCCCAGCACTCTTATCAATTCCTGTGTTTCTATTGACATCTGAAACTTTTGATTTTTCTCATCTGTTGTCATAACTAACTCCCCTTAGTAATTAATAAAACCCTTGCCTTGTCTTGCGTTGCCAAGCCAGGCCTGGCCTCGCCGTGCCATGCTCAGCCTCGATTAAACAGACGTAAACTCTTCCTCTGGGAACCTGTAAAGATAAACCCTTGCGTTGTCTTGCGTTGCCGGGCCCAGCCATGCCCAGCCAAGCCGGGCCAAGCCTGGTTTACTGGCTAGACCATTCAATTTTCTCAACACTGAACCGCCCATAAAATCCGTTGTTCCTCGGCCTGAACCTTCCAAGCCCTATAAAATTCCCCGCTTCTTCCAAATGTGTAGTGAATACATCCTGCGTTACTGTCCCATCAAGAAGATATACTTGAACTGACCCCGACCAATTT